TTTATGCTGAGGATCTTTATTATTATACTCTGCTATCTTAAACACAATATCATCTTCTATGGTTTTTGTTGAAACAAAAGCGGTATTAATACCAATTTCTCTTTTCCATATATTAAAAATACTATTTTTAGGTATTGAAGATGTGTAAAATTTTATATCACGATCAAAAAGTTTTTTTAAATTTTCATAACCTTTTAAATAATCTAAATATTTTTTATATATATCAGATTTTTCAAAATCATTTAGTAACTCTTTAGATTTTTTACTCTCTTCTAACGCAGTATGTATTTTTTTGGCAACTACTGTTATTTCTGTTTTACTTAATTTCATTTTTTAATTATTTTAATAGCTTCATTAATTATACTATCTATAGATATACTTTTTTTATTTTTTAAAATTACTTTTAAAATATCTTTAATATCCTGTATACCTAACGTTTTGATATTATTTTGTTTTTTCCATTTAAAAAAAACATTATATTCAGAATATGGTTGATTTAACACGCTTATTGACGTTAACGATGCATTATATAAATCATATTTTTCTTGCATATTATCATGAAACTCTTTATAATCAAGATATTGTTTATATAATATAGAGTTTTTAAACTTACTTTTGTATTCTACATCTAATCTCTCACTTATTATATTTGAAATAGATTCTATTTCAAGGTTAGTCATTTCCATATTAATTATTTTACCAATAAAGAAATTTAAGATTATTCTTATCTTCTTTATCTTTACGTTTTTTTTTAAGTTCTAAGTCTTTACGCTTAGATTCTTCTTTTTCTTTGTTATAGCGTTTCATCACTAATCATTCTTTTTTAATTTTGTGCTAAATATTTGGATATGTGATTTAGTAATATTTAAATACCATTCTTCTACAACGCATTCATATTTAATACCTCTAACTTCAGCATGTTTTTTTGCTAGTTTTATAGACTTTTCTTTATTTGTTAAAATTCCTACATTATAAGAATGATTATCACGTTCACCCCATCTATAGCTTGTTATTATGTATACTTTTTCCATATATTAAAATTAAAAAGCAGTAGGACAAGTAGGGATTCAAACCTTACTAAACACTCATCTGTGACATGCCCAACTGCTTTATTTATTATATCTCGCACTGTCCACCCGCACATGCAATAGATCCCATAGTATCTATATCTGTATATTTAGGAGAAACTGCAACTTCTTTCCAATCAATAGATTTCATTTCTCTATTTATCTCAGACCAACGCTTATAATTATGTACGTCTTTTAAACAATAAGTCATCTTTTTTATGTCGTTATCGAAATAATTTGTAGCAAATTTCTTTGCTCTACGTATCCAATCACGCTTTACAGCATTTTTAGCATTTTCTTCTGATAAATCTAAACCAAAACCTAGTGTTGTATCACAAGCTTGCCATAAGTTATCAAAACAATGTAGTCCGTCTACAATTAGACCTGATGCAAATATTGATGCATCACCATACATTTTATTGATTTCTTTTGGTGTATAAACAGCTTGAAATGGTGCTTGTGTAAAATCTCTATCGCCTGTTGCAGACAATAAACTTATACCAGCAAACCATTCTTTATTATTATATATGTATTCTTCTACTTCATCCCAATCGTCTACATTAATTGTATTAGATACGTTGTGTCTTATGTATGGTTTCATACATAGTTCTACATTTGTACCTGACTCAACCCAATTTTGTTGAGTTAATTTAACATATTCTAACTGTTTAACTCCAAGTACAGACTCTTTAAATATAGAGCCTTCTGGAGCTTCAGTAGGGAAGCTAAACACCCAATCAGTATCATTAGCTGACCAAACAGATTCTTCTACTGCTTTGGGGTTTATTTTAGTAAAGAATTTACCTTCGTCTTCTTCTTTGTTGACTTGCACATTTCTAAAATATCTTTTAAAATGGTGCGCGTGTATTCCTGATGACGTATCAAATAAAACTGAAGAGTTACCTTCTGGTTTTACACACGTCGTTCTAGCTGCTTGGTTAATACCAATTAATTCAGCTACTTCTTTGTTTATTTTTTTAATTAATTCAGCACCTTCTCTTTGTAGAGCAGGGTCAAATAATAAGGTAGGATTTTCCATCCAACCAGTTAATGAGCACCCTAATAGTGCTTCTCTATCAAATATTCGTTTAGTTTCTTTACCAACATATTTAAAGTCAGTATAAGAAGCTTGGATTGTACCCATTATTGCAGATGCTATACAAGCATTAAGAAAATCTTCTTTTGTCTTTATTTTACCACCTACGATTGTTGTTAAATTACATCCTTGCCATCCAGAAATTCCTTCTTCTGTTTGCGGGTACATACCTATCTCTACACATGGATTATATAAAATATCCTCGTCTTCTGACCATACAAAACCAGGCTCTCCCCAGTTTTTTACAGACTTCATTATTTCAGCAAATTCAGCTCTTGTTGTTTTATTTTTAACTAATAAAACAGAGTTGTTACTTCTTGCTCTTTGAGGATTGTTTATATACCAATCTCCAGTTTTTGCATTTAACATATCTTCATCCTCTGGTGAGAATAAACATATTGTTGCAGAACGTCTTACACCACCACTAAGGACAGCGTCTGACATATGCATAACAACATCATATGCTACAATAGATTTAAATATTCCGTCAAACGAATCAGAGTTAACTGTTTTGTCTAACAATTCTTGTACTTTAATTAAGGATGTGCGTAATCCATCTGGTCCAGGAGCTTTAAATCCTCCTGAAATCATAGAACCTCTTGGTCTAATCAAGCTAAAATCAAAGTCTATTCTGTATCCTTTAAAATCTTCAAATGTTGAATTTTCTAAATAAGAACCCAGTAGTACTCCGACAGCATCTGCCCAACCTTCAATACTATCTTGTATAATAAAAGTTTTAACACCTTTTTCTCTTTTAATTAAATTTGGTAATTTTTCTACATGTTTAGTTTGCACACTAAATCCTACACCACATCCTGACAATAACCAATACATACATTCATTGAAGAATTGTGGTCTGTCACAATAGCTAGTCAGGCAATTGTACATTTTTGAGTTATGTTTTAATATTGGTGCTCCACCAAATTGTAATGCTCGCTGCGAACCAGCGATAGTTTTATTTTTATAAGCCTTTTTTACTATTGCTAAGTATTCATTAAATCTTTTTTTATCTGTTACTTTATTGATTAACTTAGTGTGGTGCATTTGCATCACTCTATCCACAGACTCAGGCCAGGTTTCTTTACGACCTAGTTCATCTATGTATTTTGCATATGAAGATTGAAATTTATATTTTGCTATTTCTGACATTTAGTTATTATTTTTATCGGTTAACATCTGTAACGTAAAAAATACTTCACTTTTATCATCAGGAATAGAGCTTATTTCTTGGGTTCTTGGTATTAAAATATCCAGTGTTTCTTCCCATTTTTGATATAATTTTTCATCTCTATATAACACTTGTTTTACAGCTACACTACCTTGATTTGTTTGTAAGTCAGAATGAAACTTTAAAATATGTCTTTTAAACTCGTCATCCATTTCAGAATATCTACCTTTTATAAATAAATGATAGTTTTTTTTATATCCTTCAGGTAAGTTAAAAACGTACATACTATACTCTTCATCAACTTTATAAAAATCATTATATAAGTGTAACTTTTTTATCCAATCATGTAGTTTTTCAGACCACTCTTTGTTCATTCTAAATAATAATAAAACTTTGTTTTTAATTTCAGGTTTATTATTGTCTTTATAAAAAACACCAGAGCAGTTTTTAAAAACTGATGATTTGTCTCCTAATAACGGTAAAAGATAAGTATAAGATTTGTTCCTCAACGATAAAGTCTTACTACTTTCTTTGACCATGTTTATAGTTCTTTTTTGTAACTATGAAATTCAATACCTTCAGGTATGTAATTTAGTTCTCTCATAACATCATCCCAATTGCTTAAAATATAAACCATTGTAAATGTTTCAAAGTATCTATTTATACCTTCATGTATTCCATATTTATCTATATATTTATCTAATATTATTTCGTGATACTTACCATCTTTGATTTCTTCAAACCATTTTAAGACAGTTTTTTCACCAACTCCTTCTATTCCTGCAATACCATCTCCTGGATCTCCCATTCCTAGTTGCAAAAACAAAAACTTATTAGCTTCTTCTTTTGTTGTTGTAATAAACTCTCTAGTTCTATAATTATAATGAGTACCTGCATTTTGATACAATACGTCTTTGTCTGGAGAACAAATAACAGTATCTTCATCTAATTCTGTTTTAAGAATTGATACTAAGTCATCTGCTTCTAAATCTTTACAAACGTATGTATTAAAATTTTGTTTCATATATTCTTTCATTGCGTAGAATATAGGAGGCATTCGATATTTTTTTCTAGATAATTTATATTCTTTACTCGATTTTTTATCTTTGTATCTAAAACATTTACCATCAGTTAAAAACAAACAGTATTCATCAGCATTTACAGTTGTTATCATTTCTTCCACTCTAGAGCGGATTTCATCACAACACTCTTCATACGTTTGATCTGGATTTGCTTTTTTAGGTAATGATAAATACAAGATACTATCTGCATCTATAAGTGCTATCATATTTATTTATCTGAGGGTGTTTTAGTTTTTTCTCTTGGTTGTTTAGTTTCATAATACCATATATGTATCATTGGAAAATTTCTAACACAACCGTCTTCAAATAATAAAGCTAATGTATTTCCTTCTATAAAGTGAGAAATTACATTATTATAGTATACTGGTGTTGTTGTATCTTTTAGTTTAATTTTTACTTTCATATTTTTATATAAAAAGATAGTAAAGGTAGTAAAATTATCTTTACTATCCAAAATTATTCTCTAACAATTTTTGTTATCTTCTATCATTTTATAATATGTTTCTTTTTTTATATAAACATATTCTCCTTTTGGCATGAATTTCACACCACTTTTTTCCACATGTTTATGTAAAATAACTAAAGGTTTTTTATCTCTACCTCGGTCTAATAATTCCCGTATCTGTTTAGAAGTAAAACCTTTACTTACTTTACATTGTATATCATGTGGCATTAACTCATCAGTATCAAAGACATCTATTCCTAGATTATCTAAATTACGAGATTCAGCTCTAGCTGTAACAGTAGTATCAAAACCCATTTCTTTGAATTCATTTACTACTTGCCTCTCGTAATTATGACCTGCTGTTCTGTTTCTATTTGCCATCTTCTACTTCTTTATTATGTTCTTTTAATAGGTAAACAATCTCTTCTAATTCAAATATAAACTGTTCATCAACAGTATAATCATTATTTGTTATATCTTCCATTAAAGTTGTATTATTGGAAGTTATATGCATTTCTATTATTTCAGAATGATTATTTTTAGAACCTATTTCATTTAATGATATTGTCATTTTTTTTTATTTTCATTGAAATATAACTACCTAATAAACCTCCTAATAAAGAACAAAGTATTATAGGTAAATATTTCCATTCAAAGTTTGATATAATTTTATGCATTGATACAGCACCTATTGTTATTCCTAATAACCAAGCCATATGAACAAATGCACCAGAAATCAAAACTTGTTGGATGTTTTGTTTAGCTATTGCTTTTACATTCCATGTTCTACATCCAATAAATATCAACTGAACAAAAAATACTAATATTGAGTATTTTAATATATTATCCATTATTTTGTTATATTTACAATAAATCCTAGTTTAATTAGTATTGCTTTAGTTAGCTCTATTCCACTGTCTGCGTCAACATCAATTAATTCTTCACCGTTTAAATAAACGGTTGACCCTTGTTCATAACAACAGCCATCTCCACAAGTATAGTCCCAGTCATCTATTTTTATATTTATTTGTTTATTATTCATGTTTCCAGACTATACCATCACTAGCATTTTTAGTAACTCTTAATCTATTAAATATTGTCTTTCTAGGTATGTTTAATAACTGAGAAGCAATAGCTTCATTTGCAAAACTAGCTAAAAATTCGTTATTTTTATTTTTAAGTATTACTCTTTTTTGTTTATGTTTAATTACAATTTGTTTTTTACTTTTTTCTATTTCAATTATCCCTTCCCTACCTATTCTTTCTAAACAAATATAATTTCCATTAGGCACACTATTATAATTTTTAGTAAAAGGAAATAAAGGTCGTTTACCTTTATCATTAGGATAATGATGTTTTCTAACTTCACTCATAGAATTCCATTCTTTTATGAATTTTCCATCTAATGTATATTCATATACTTTTATTTCACTTCTTGGCATTTGTTATTTCATTTATTGTCAATGGTTTGTAATCTAATACTTGAGCATCTACGTTATGATATAATAATCCTTCTCTAGATTTAATTGTTTTTTTACAATCCCAATAATCTACATACACTTCACTGTATTTTACAGGTTGTGTATGTACGTGAGCGTGTATATTACCTCTAGTAAATGTCAATTCCTGTGGATGTACTGGTGCATGGGTTATCCAGTAACCTTTATAATGCAACATACCTGCTACGGTTTCTACATGTTTTAAAAGCTCTGGAATATCTTTACCCATATCATGATTACCAAGTATTACTTTTTTACGACCTTGTAACTGGTCAAGCAAATAATAATGTTCTGGTGTTTCCATGGTAATATCGCCTAATATATAAACTAAGTCTTTTTTATGTACTACCGAATTCCATTGTTTAATTAAGTAGTCATGATATTTATTAATATCATCAAAACCTCTTACATCTCTAACTAAATTAGCATGTCCTAAATGAAGACATCCTATAAATTTTACATTACTCATATTATAATTCGTTTAAAAATGTATATAAAAACTCCTCTACATTATTATAACCTTTCATGTGTTGAAAGTCAGACAAGTCTTTTTGTTCTTCTGGTGTAAATAACATATACATGTCTGGATAAAGACTAAGTAATGTTTCGGTAGCTTTCATTCCAGCCTCGTCATTGTCAAAATTAATTACAATACGTTTAAATCGTCTTTGTAAATCTTTAATATACATTTTAGGTATATTAGTGCATTCACCAATAGGTGCTACAGCAGGTAGTTCATGAGTGTCATACACCATAATTTCTTTCATAGATGATGTTATAAAAACAACATCTCCTTTGAGAGGTAATTTATCATAACCCATTAATGGTGATCCTTTTGTGTTTCCTCTAAACTTATTTGATTTTCTATCAGCCATAGGTCTATACACTTGATGAAAAAGGTTACCTGTTCTAATTAAATTTTCACCAGCTTCTTTAAATTCACATATTGGATAAGCAATTAATATATCATTTGATCTAGATGTCCATGTTTTTGGATTAGATTTTAAACCAAAATAAAACTTATGTAAAGATTTTATATCAAATTTATTTAATGTTGACATACTGATTTCAAAAGTATCGTAATAATCACATATTAATTGAGTAAGTTTATCATATTTTTCTATTTTAAAAATAGTGTCTGGTTTATTTTTAAGAAAAGAAGTATTAGGTTTTACAATATTATTTTTAGCAACAACTCTTATACTTGTTGGACTGTTAAACGATTTAGGAGCAAGTTCTAACCCCATATCTTTATCTATTTTTTCTAGTATCTTGTAAAACTCATTATTATTTAGTTGATAAAAAGATTTTACAAAGTTAAAACAATCTCCACTGTAATGGCCATCACTATTGTCTTTAAATATTAGTCTACCAAATTTATTATAATAAAATGTACATCCTTCATTATTATCTTCTCTTAACGGATTAAGCATAAGACCGTTTAATCTAAAAGTACCTCCTGCAAATTTAATATAAAATGCAAATATTTCTTCTTCTGTTGTTTTTGATAATATTAAAAGTTTTGTTAATACCATTTCTTTTTTTACTACATGCATTATTAAAATATTAAAAAAGGGAGCCATATAGACTCCCTTTTTATTAAAAATGTGTGGATATTAGAAGTATTTTTCTTCTGATGCTTCTTCTCCTTTTGGAGTATCAATAGTTGTTACATCTTCAGATGGAACAGAAGCATTAGCGTCATACTCTTGAAACTTAAAAGTACTTCCGTAATTTGCTTTAAATTCTCCGTAATCTTCACCAAGTGCTTTTGCAAATCCATTAGTGCTTGCAATGTGACCTCGGTTTACGAATTTATTATATACAGACTGATAGCCTGCATCGTTTACACCAAGTAAAACGTTTACTGTTTTACCTAGTTTTTCCATAATTTCATGCAATTCAGACATATCGCCTTTAAGTAGACCTTCAAAATTGTCTAACTCTAAATCTACTGATTCACCAGTAGCAGCATTTGTCCATTTTACAAGAAACTCATACAATGCAACTTCACCAACTTTAGCTTCACGAGTTGTTGTATTATCAAACCACTCCATTTTAGCGTTTTCTTTTAAGTCTTCTAAAGAAGTAGACCAAGTTGATTGTATTTTTTTATTGATAAACTGAGTATTTCCAGCCTGAGACATGCGCTTCTCATCTTCTAACCAAAAAGGAAATTTAACAATGCAATCTTTTTCTTCGTTATGAAGAAAGATGTCAAGTCTTACTTTTCTTTTTCCGTTATCGTTTTCAGACACATATTCTGGTTCTGTTGATACTTCTTTATCGTATATTTTAGATAATTGAGCAGCATTAGGATTAATTGCAATAACTTTCATGTTAGCAACTCCTGTATACAACTGCACTCCTTTATTTTCTGATTCTGTATGATTCTTTATAAATCCCATATGTTTATTTTTCTATAAAAATTTCGTTCCAATTTACTTTAACTTCACCATTTTCTAACCTTTCAGATATTTTGATTTTTTTACCTGACAAATGCTTAGCTCTATTTCCTGCTACAGTATTTTCAGATGGTGAGAAATCAATATATCTATCGTTATCTTTGGCGTACATATAACCTATAGCATCTACTTTAGCAGCAGCCATTGAAGCTATTTTACCAGTTAAGTCTACTGACTTCTCTGTGTATTCTTCCCCTTCTTTGGATAAGAGTTTATCTTTAACATGTCCAATTAAAATGATTGTATCACAATATTTAGCATATGCATCTATAATTCTAAAAAATGCGTCTCGTAAATATTGATAACCAGCACCATTTGGTAATTTAGTTACGTTATCTCCTTTCCAATTCTTTCCCATTGGTTCTTGCTTATATAACTGCCCAGCAAAAGGAAGAACTATCTCTTCTAATACTGTAACTGTGTCAATAGCAATATATTTGTAAGGATTTTTTTTATGAGTTCCTTTATTCTCACTTAATAATTTTAAAGAAGTTTCTACATCTTTAAATGTTGAAACGTCAATCTTTAATGCATCTACATAATCTGAACCCTCTTCACAATCTATTATTAAACAATCATCTAACTGACTCATGATTGTAGTTTTTCCTACTTTAGGTAAACCAAATAATAATAGACGTTTTGGGTCTAATCTTGTAGCTTTTATTTTTTCTGTCGGTAATTCCACGTTCTTAATATTCTAAAAATTAATAATTAAATTTTTAGTTCCTCAATACTAGTCTGTACGTAATTCGACAATTACTCTTTTTAAATAATTTGCTTGGTCTAAACATTCTTCATAAGCATGTTGTAACCAATCTACTAATTCTAAATCATTTCTGTCTAGTGTTACGCCATATTTTTTTATCCCTGTTTGTGAACGTTGAAGTAAGTCTTCTCTAACTTCTTCAACTATTTTATCTACTGAGGAATTCTCTGGCATATTCTCCTTTTTTTAATTTGTTATAATTTATTTCATCACCTGTTGGTAATTCTACCATTAACCCATTTTCTCCAAAAAATTGATAACCTATTGTAAAATCATCAATACCATAAGAGTTTTTAATCACTTTTAAACCTCTAAATCTATTATAACCATTACTATTAACAAAATCTAATATATCGTATCCTCCGTAAGTATAAGACTGTAGTTTGTATGGATTCATTAATCCAATAACAACATCTGCATTCTCATACAAATCAGCACTACCTTTAAAATCTTTAGGTAAAATATCTAAATTTGTATTAACACCTCTGTATGTACTTTCAATTTCTCTATTTAATTGTGATATATCTATAATAGCAAAACCAAAATAATCTCTTAATTCTCCCATATACTGAGAGTGTAAGTCTAATATTTGTTTATCATTTAACTTTTGCTCTGTTGTTATCTTTCCTACGTGGTCAGTAACATGTATAAATATTTCATTTGGGTCATTTTGTATATATTTTTTATTATGCTTGTCTACTTGGACTATTTCTCCTTTAGACTTTGCAAAATCAGAAGCAAAACTTTTAATTTTAGTTGGATGAGCACTTCCATCAATAATAATTATATGTTTTTCCATTTCTTCAAAAAATGGTTCATATGATTTTATTAGATTTATCTCCTTTTCTGTTAAATCTCTTAACTTATTAGGCCAACTCATTATAGTAGGTACATCTATTAATATGCCGTGGTCTACATGCATTAAATATGCAGTCCATTTAGCTATTTTAAGAGACTTACTACGTTCCATTGACCTGTATATCCAAAAAGGTTTAGTTTTTACTTTGTCGCGGTTCTTTAACCACCATCTGTAAGGTTCTAACACAAACATTGTGTCAACAATTGCAGTTTTACCTGATCCAGGTAATCCTCCAAATAAATAATACATGTTTTTACCAAACATTATATTAGAACCTAATTTGCCTTGTCTAAGAGGTAACCATAGTTGTTCCCCATTGATACCTTTTTGCACATCTTCCATGAAATGTGCAAAACTTGACATTATATATATTTATTATTAGTTTGTATTTTTTTATTTTCTTTTAACGCTTGACATTCAGCTTCTAAAGTAGAACCTTCACTATCATTTATAAATTTAGCATTCTTTTTTACATATTTCCAGTTATCTGATTCTCTTTGAGTTAAATATCTTTTAGTAGCTTCTGTTACATCTTCTTTTGTGTATTCAGGAAAGTTTATTAAAAATCTATTCATGTTGGAAACACATTGTAATGTATTACCTGAAACTCTATAACCATTTGACAACACTTCAGTAGGCCACAATAATAACCATTCTTTCATCCAACTATTAAAGTTGTTGTTAGAGAATATTTTTATTGCTTTTTCTGTAAGTTGGTCATCTGATATATATCCTGTTTTATGTAAATATAGTAAATCTTCTTTATCATCCCAAAAAATATCAATGTTTTTTTCAAACATATTTTTAAGAATTATATAACAATTTGGCGTTATTTGAGCTTTCTTGATTTTTTGTAAGTTTACACTTACAGTGTTTAATTTCTTTTCCATTATAATATTCTCCTGTGTTACAACATTTCATGCATAAGTTTTTTATACCATGTTCCTCTAGTAACATATCAATTGTATTTAACATAATATTCTAGTTGTTAATAAATGTATTACATAATCCGAAACTTCATAACTATAATAATAATTAAAATATTCTTTTAGTTTATTAACATCTTTACTACATCCAGGATCAGTTTGTTCATAATAATTTTCTAAATCTTCTAAAACGTTTACTAAGTTGTCATATTCCTCTTTTAATCCCATTTTTTTACTTTTTCATTTTAAGCAAACAATCTTCAACATTAACGCAATAAATAATATTAAAAGTGTCGTCTTGAAACATCAAGTTAAACCATTTTTCTTCTTGTGTACCTTTTGTAACAAATATAAATACATTTCCTATTTTATCACCGTCTTTACGTAATCTTCCTATTCTTTGTATAAAATCTTTAGTCTTACCATAATAGCTATGTAAAATAACATTAGCCAACTCGTCTAAGTTAACACCTTGTGCTAATTTTTTAAATGAACCAATTACATTTATTACATTTGATTGAAAATCATTTTTTATTTTTTCATTAACGTTATCTTTATTTCTAGAGCTAACTACATTATCAGTTATTTCTAATAATGCACTTATAGAATTAGCAAATATAATACTTTTTCCTTTTAAATATTCAATTAATTTTAAAACTTCTTTCTTTTTTGAAGGTAAGTTATACAGAATTTCAGCACGTTTTTTGCTTGATTTTTTCATCATAAACTCACTACCTTCTTCAAAATAAAAAGATTGATTAAACATTTTGTTCCAAAATTCATAGTTTTTATACTCTGTTGTTTGAAAAGGTTTTTTTAAACTACCTGCTGTAATATTCTTAGTTATAGTATCTAACTGATGAGAAATAACATAAACATTAATTTTACGTTGGACATTATCTAATTGAGCATCTTTTACTGTGTATGTGAAACATATAGGTGCTACTGAGTCAAGATAATCTCCTTTAGTATAACCATTACTATATAATTTTTCTTTATCTATAGTTGCTGATAGACCAATTATAGCATCAAAAGTGTTATTATTATAAAACTCAAAATAAGATGGTGTTAAACTGTCATGTATTTCATCAGCAACAACTAAATCATATTTCTCAGACTCTAATTTATAAGCTGACTGATAAGTTCTATATTCAATTCTGTATCTAGTAAATAAATTAGTTTTATATACTTGATTATACAACTGAATTTGTTTAATTATTTCTTTTTTTCTATCAGTAACTTCAAATAAAAATATAATTCTATTGTTGTCTTTCATACTATTTACAGCATGGAGAGCAACAAAGGTTTTACCAGAACCAGTAGACATTTCTACAGTTCCTTTTTTACTTTGCGCTTTCCATGCTGAAAAAGCATCTAGACTTATTTCTTCTTTTTTTAAGTCTATTTTCATTTTTTTAATCCATTACTAAAGGCATTCTTATTTGTTTATTTTTTGTTTTTCTTTCTTCTTTTTCCCAATAAGGCATATTTTTAAAATTTTCTCCATGTTGGGGACAATTATCTCCAAGATAGCTAGTATTAGAAAAATATAAACCACTTAATTCATCGAATTCCCATTTACCTAACATACACAAAGGGTTGTTAAACTTTTTATTTATGTTAGGATACATAATAGCAACTCTTGATGTTTGAATAAACAATGATATAGAAGAGGTATAGTCTTTTTTATTTAAATATTTAAGAATATTAGCCATATTTATATCTGATAAAACATTTTTTACAAAAAGATATGTATCAGAATGATCTTTGTCATAACTATACTTTATAAAAGTACCATTATGTGACATTACTGGTTTCTTTACATACCCTTCTTCCTGAATTATTTCATCATGTTTATCAGAACACACGTAAGGATGACAATTTTCAACGTTTTTTTTACCAGCAGATACTTTACGTAAATGTATCATTAATTCATCACCTGTTGAAGGGCGATGAGATTTAATTGCTAGTATAAAAGATTTTAAATTTAAGTATCCTTTTGAAATGTATATATCTGAATTTGGTTTTTTGATAGAAAATCCAAACCCATCTTTGTTTCTTAAAGCATATGACCTAGATATAGATTTATACAGCTCAGAAGTTACTTTAGTACCTCTTTTTTTTACTATAATTAAGCACATATATTTTAAGTGTTTATTATTTCTCTAGTTCTAGTTGCATTATGTGAAACTTTTTCACTGTATTCTAAAAGTTCATTAGTTTTACCTGCATTACCTTTAAACCTATTTTTTCTTTCTTCAAAATAATTAATAATATCTGTATGATTTACTTTAGTTTTACCATAAGTAAACGTTAAAATATCACTAATTGTTATATCATCTCTTTTAATTATCTCACTACTGTTGTTTTCAACATAGTTAACATAAGCCATACAAAATAACAACCAGTTTTTAATTTTTTTAAAATTCATACTAGCACTATGTGGTCTAAATTCTAATGTAAATGGAACACCATTATTTAATCCATCTTTTTTAGGTTCAACATTTCTAGTATTAAAGTTGCAAGTAATAAGGTTTAACCATTTGTAACGATATAAATTTGCTAAAGGAACATTATGACTGTATCTGTCAGTATATCTGCCTCCAGGATGATTTATAAATCTATTTAAATTTTCACCTAACTCTCTATTTTTTACATGAGACATATTTGCCATATCTTTAAATAAAGCTTCCCATGCTAAAGCATAGCCATATTTGTCACCATGTTCACTAATGTATTTTTTAAAGTCCCATTTTTTTAAAAAACCTGTATAATCATTAGTTCTTCTAGAAGGAGGAAATATTTCAAATATTTCTCTTTCTATTTGTAGTCCTAGTAAATAAGCATCAATAGTAAACTTTTCATTAAAATTAGCTCCACCTACATGTACATGTATACCACATTGCTTAGTAATGCTACAATATTCATGAATTGTTTTAACACAACGATAAAGATTTGCTAATCCAGCATCTCCTTTTAAAACACCTGTTACATATTCACCACCATAAACATTACCATCTTCATCTCTTAAAGATCCATCATGTACAGCATCTAAGTTTAAAGAATTATGCTTATATTGCCAATCAGGTATTTTTCCTGAAATAGTTTCAATTTCTATACCAAAAGTATAGTCTAATCCCCCTGTACCAATAGTAGTGGCTGTTGAAACACCTAATTTAATAGCTTCTTTTTTAGTATATGAATCTGAAGAAGATGCAGAAAATTTAGTTTTTTTATATTGTACTTTATCTTTTTTGTCAGATACACATTCTTTTAATGGTTTTAAATATTCAGTATCTTTTAAACAAATTCCAAATTTTCTTTTAGATGCAATAATTAGTGTTTCAAAAAATAATAATTCGTCTTGATTTCTACCAGGAATTAATTTACTAAACTTTTCTTCACCTATCTCACAACAAGCATCATTTCTATCTGAAAAAATTAATTCTTTTCCGTCTTTTAAATAAATTTTAATCATGTCATTTTTATGATAATATTTGTTTTTATATTTTATACAGCTTTCTTCATCAAATAACACACAACTTGGATATGAATAACCAAAATGGTTTTTTCTCATTATAATTAAAGGTGGGTTATTTTTAGTAGCATCATAGAAGATGCCATCTATAAGGACGGCATCTTCTGATGATATTTTTCTACCTAAAGAATCAATTACTTTTGAATTTACTTTTTTTTTATTTTTAGACCTCTTTAGTTTCATCTATTTCTACTAATTTTAAAAATTCAGCAACGTCATGTTGTGTGACAACAAGCTCTTCTATAATTTTGTTATTATAGTTTGCATCATTTAAATGATTAATAACTTTTGAAACACTAACATTTATATTATTTAGTAATAATCTTATTTCACTTACTGGTAACTCAACAAAACCATCATCTTCTTCATCATCATCTTCTTCTAAGAAATTATTTTCAAACGCTGGCTTATCGTTCTTCTTAGTTCCCAACAAGCCATTTCTCTTTTTTTCAATAAAATCCCAAAAGCTATTTGCAAAAGAACTATCAATAAAAACTCTACGTTTAGTGATTGTTCCTGATAAATAAGTAGTTATTATAATAAATGTATTTAATTTATTATCAAAATAAGTAACAGTAGATACACGATTATCTTTACCTTTTTCAGTAATGATTTTGTCTTCTTCACCATTTTTATACTTATAAAGTATACCTCTTTTTCCTGGAATTTTTAAAGAACTAACTGGAATTTCATTTGAAATATCATGATAAAAAAGTGTTGTAGTAGATAATTTTAAATATTCTAAAATATCATCAACCATTTCAGGTACATTCTTGTAGTCTGTAAAATTAGCTAATGCATTAACTGTACTTATTCTTTTTGGAGAATTTATTAAAACAGTTTCACTTAAAATTTTACCATCTAGAATTTCATAATGTTTATTTACATCAAAACTTTTAATGTCAACACAACCAATAGCTGCTAATGGTCCTTTTTCAGAAGAAATATACATTCCATCATCAATATAGCCATAATGCAAAGGACGCTCATAGTTTCTCCAGATATTTACAATATCTTTTTCATGTCTAGCGTCTCTCCATATTAATGCAGCAGCACCGTCAAAATCTTTAACAATATCTAAAGAGTTTACTTCATTAATATAATGAAAGAAAATCTTAGAATCCATGTTAATATTTTTATCATCAAATCCTCTATTAGGAAATGCTTTGTTATAGTTTGATATTAAATATTTATGATTTTTTAATGTGCCATTATGAGCACCTATTACATTACCAAATAAGAAAGGGTGAGCATTTTCAATAGTTTTTTCACCTAGGGTTGCTGCTCTAGTATGACCAATAAACAAAGATGTTTCAACAGGTTCAAATGTTGGTAACATTTTTTCAGAAACTTCTCCTAATGTTTTTTCTAGTCTATTTTCAAAAACAATTGCTTTATTTTCATTATAAAAACCAGCAGAGTGCCTACCTCTGGTTTCGTTAGCATAAAATAATAATCTTAGTTTTTCTTTGTTAAACGGTTGTTTACCGCTATATCCTAATAATCCACACATTTTTTATTTTTTTTCTGTAATTGGGTTAACAAAATCACCGTTATAAACAACAGTATTTCCTTGATCTTCATTAAAATATAAAGCAGCTTCATCAGTATTTCCATTTTCTAGAAGAACTGGTATCACTTCTCTTTTGTACCAACTTCCTTCATGGTTATTAGGATTGTATCCTTCTAATCCGTCTAAAGAAGATAAACCACTATCATCTACTTGGTATACTTCACCAACTATTTGACTAGTTTCTATATTTTTGTTTACAAACGGAAGACCACTTGTTGTAAGATGATATTTATTAACTGTTACTGCATTTCCTATAAAAGCAGCATTTATTTGTGTTAACAATCTATGATTACCTTTACTTTTTCGTAAAGTACCATATACAAATACTTTATGCATATTCTCTTAATAATTTAGGTAGCATTTCAGCATAAGCTTTTGCTACATGAGTTTCTAATTCTGTTGTGTTTTTTTCACCAAAACTTGGTGCTGAATTAATTTCAATAATTTTAAAATCAGGATTTTGACGAATGTTATTTTCTCTATCTGTTCCTGATTGAACTCTTACGTCACATGCACCAAAATCTAAACCTACAGCATTTAAGGCTTTAACACATTCTTTTACAATATTATTCCAGTTTAGTGGCTTATCAAAATTTTCATTTGATTCTAAATACCAAACACAGTTACTATCGTTTTTAAACCATTTTTTATCATCAGGAGTATCAGATTTAATCATTTTTCTACATGTATAAAAACAACCATTTTTATTAACATGTATACGATATTCTCTAATACCACTAAAATACTCTTCAAAAATATAATGTGATATGTTTTTAGAGTTAATAAATAATTGTAATTGACTAGCTGTTTTTAGCATTTCCATGCCTTTTCCACGAGAACCATTACGTAACTTTGCAATTATAGGGAATGATAGTTCCTCTAAATTGTCAGGTAATTTTGTCCACCATTTACAAGTATTTACATTTTCTTTATCAAAACACTCTTTCATTCTAACTTTATTACTAGAGTTTCCAATAGCTTTGATAGAATTTAATTCTACTTTAATTTTTTGACGAGACGTAAATTTACCCAATTCATACATTTCTTTAGATGTAGTGCTTCCAAATCTAATAATAGATCTAAAAGGATTTAAAGGTAATGCTTTATAAGCAGCTCTTAACACTTTATGTGATGGATGTCTACTTAAAATTATTGGTCTAAATTTTGTAATTATTCTTTTCGACATGTTTTTTTAAAATTTTTAATATTTGAAGTATAAGATTTATTACCATCTGTAACTTTTACAAGAAAACTTCCACCACATTGAATAATTTTAGATGTTATATATTCACCACCTACTCTTAAACCTATTACTGATTTGTCATGCTTTATCATTTTTACAGTATCACCTTCTTTTAAAAGAGGTGATGTAATATCTAATTCATAAAGTTCATCAAAAGGTAAAGTGTAAAGAGTAGAACTGTCATTCACAAAACAGTTATCATTTATAAGATGAATAACTTCTTTCTGACTAAATATATATTCTTTATTATAACAAAGACCAAAACATTTATTTTTTTTATAAAAACCTATTATATCAATGTTTTTTTTTAATTTAATTTTTTTTCCTATTAAATTTTCATTAATTGTTCCTATTTTGTATAATTTAGGAATAGCTGATAGTATTCTTCCTCGACGAGAATAAACCCTATTTTGATAACAATATAAAACATCACCTTTTGAAGTAATATTAATACTATTGTTAATAGCTACTGATTTTTCTAGATATTCTAAAGAACTGTCATATAATATAATTTCTTCACCATTAAGCAAAGCAGTGCAATTATAGCTTTCGAGATTAAGTTTATTTACTTTAATTTTTTTTAAAAAAGTTACATACACAAAACCTTTACTATTATAGTACTTATCACTTCTTTTATATGAACCACTAAAAGCATATTCGTCTCCTTCTACTAAAACAACTTCCTCAACACCTATTTGATTTAAAACTTCTTTAATTATTTCTGGAGTTATTTGCTCATACTCTAACATGTTGTAATAATTTAATATTGTTTTCTTTACATATATCTTTTGCCATCTCTGCATTATTTGTGTTAATGCAAGTTTGTATTTTTTCAGCAAACTGTTTAATTTCATTCTCTTCATTTACATAATCTATAGCAAGCATAGTTTGGTTAAAAGCCCATTCCATTAAATCTTCATTTACTAACCAAAAGTTACTTAATGTACGATACTCAAAACCATATTCAGTAAATCTAAAACGACCTGCTTTACCATATACACGTTTACGATTTTCATCACTATCCATAATTACAGAAGGTACTCCTAAAAACAAATCCATTGCTTTAACTAAATCTTCTGTGACTTCTGGTGTGAACTTATTGTAGCTTATATGTATATGACCACCTGCATAACGTCTATTTGCCTCAGGCTCAACAGTTGGATTTTCCATTCTAGACCATACATCATTATCTGGTGAACATCCAAACATAGCTCCTTGGTCAGTAGATAACTGTTCTTCAGTAAAAAGTATAGATGGTACAATTGCTATTTCATAACCTACTCTATTCTTAATAGTTTTTAAACAAAATGAAATTTCTCGTTTAAGTCTTCCAGCATCTCTAACTGGAGGGATATTAAACTCCACCATTACATTATCTTCTTGTAACGCATGACCATGCTCACTTATTGGAATAGGTTCTTCTTTAGTACCTCCAATCAAACCTTCTGCTGATACAGCATTACCTTTATTATCAACTAAGAAAACTTCAGGATCTGTACCAAAAGCTATAAACTCAACTTTTTTTTTACTCATTATTAATAATTTTATAATTTTTATTATTAAAAGCGACTACACCGCTATTACTATGACATTCCTCAATATCTCTAATAGATTTCCATGTATCTTTAAAAACAACTCCATCTACTATTTTTAATAAAAGAGGCATCGAATTTCTTATATTAGCATTATCATATTTTTCTTGACTATCTGGCCATTTTTTTAAAAAATTAGATATTGTTGTATTTTCATACTTTAAACCAATTCTACTAAATAACAAAAAAGAACTTAATAAATATGGTTTTTTAGTCCAAGATTTATTAAACCTAATTAAAAGATGTTTAGTATCATCTGTTACAATAATTGTTGATTTTTTAAAACCTAATTTATCTTCAATTTTATTTAAAAAAGATAATAAATTACTAGAATAATTATTCATATCTTCATTAATGTAAGACATTCCTAAATAATACCATAATTTATTATGATATTTAGGTATAACTTTCCAAGTAAAACCATATTTAGTAACGGATTCTCCTACTTTTTTTTGGTATTGTCCCCAGAATACATCTTGAAAGTAATCTTTACATCTTACTTTTTCAGTAAGAGCGTTACCTTTGTTATCACATAAAACAAGATTAGGTACTGGTGATGAAGTTTTATATGATTCAATAAGTGCTGAATTATTAGGCAATAAGCATAGATTCATAAATTTTCATTTTTTCATTAATAATTTTATTGATTTTACTTACTGTTTCTTTATTAGCCCATGTATATTCAGGGTGACCTTGTATACACATACAGTTTGTTTTTGGATAAAAAACAATTTCGGGTTCTCTAATTACATCATTTTTATCAGAATAAGTTCTTAAACCAAGTCTAACATCTATACCGTTTTCTTCCATGTAATAAGTAGACAAAGGAACTTCACTTTGTGCAATAATTTCAAAATCCTCACCTTCTTTTAAATCAAAAAATGGATTCATCATTTGATGATGTGTACTTGTCATTAAATGCACTTCTCCATCATTAAATTTAATTTTATGATCTTTACCGTGATTTTCAACATCTTGAATCAACCTACCACCATTCATTACTGTAAGTAATTGAGCACCTCTACATATACCTATCATAGGTATATTATTAATCATTCCTGTTCGATATGCATTGATATCAACAAGTTCAGCATTAGGTCCCATTGGTCTAGTTCTGGTATTTTCTAACTGATTATACAATGATGGATTAACATCAGCACCTCCTTGAAAAATAATCAAATCACAATCTTCAATTTTATCTGCATGTTCTGTATTTGGTAACCACCCAATAAGTTCTTTTGAAGTATATTTAGTTGTTCTAGGACAAAATACTCTTATTTTTTTATTTGACATAATAGTTTTTTAATATTTTTAATATTTTTTGTGTCTAATGCTGAAGATATTTTATTTTTAACATCTTCAGGTATTTCATTATTAAATAATGAGTCTATTTTTTTGTATTTTTTAAAGTTTTTACTATAGTCTTTTAAATAACATTTAGGTATTATAGTATTTTCAAGATAACTTTGATTATTACTGTAATGTGCTAAAATTAGTTTTTCCCAATTAGTTAATGTTGGAAAATTATATTTTATCCATGTTATTGTAGATAATATTGATTTACGTTTTAACATTAAATAATTTACTAAAACTAAAGTTATTTTAAATGATAGTTGAGTATGTTCTTTTTTATAAATATTAACACTAACTCCATCATAAAAACATTTTAAATCTATACTACATAAAAACGAAACCCATTCTATTGTTATTTTGTCATCAGGTACAATAATTTCAACAACTGTATTTTCATTAGAAACCTCATTGATAGATGGTAATTTCTTTGAAAAAAAATTATTAATTGTTTTGTTATTGTAATATAAAATAGGCTCTAATAGTAACTCTTTTTTAACTTCATCAAATACAGTAATTACTGATTCTTTTTCCATATTATTTAAGTAAATTAAGAGAGAGCTTTTAAACTCTCTCTCTTAATTAAAATAAAGTTAATTGTTTATTTTCAACAGCATTAATTATTTTCCAGCATTCTTTAATGTAATACTGCCTATTAATACAATCACTGTATTTATTTGGGTTATTAATATCGTTTAATATTATAACCCCATATCCTGCTTCTATTGCATGTAAACGATTATCTTCATGATGTTTATAAAAACCATTACCATTTTTAGAAATTAAGTATCTGTTTGTTTTTTGAAGCTTATTAACACCTTTTACAGTATGTTCTTCAGCCGTCCAACCTTTAGTAACACTAAAAGCTTTTATAAAATCCCAAGCATCTCCTTTTTCAATTGTTTCGTCAATTGGTATGTTTTTTATAAAATAATTAAAAACTGATTTACGTACTATTTTCATAGATTGGTCTTTGTGCCAGTCTCTTTCTATCTCAAAGCTACCTTTACATTTTGTATCACCATTCGTATATTCAGCAATATAATTATTTACATCACGTATTATCATTTTAGAATACTCAGCGTACTCTAGTTCTAAATTAGTAAGTTTTTCCCATGAATTACATATATTAATAAGTTTATCATAGTATTCTTTTTTAATTTTAACAGTAACACCATCTGTATTGACTTGTAACATTGTCAAGTTAGGTATATTGTCTACCAACTTTTCAGCCAACATTGTTAAAAGTAATTGTCCGTTAATAGTTATGTCCATAGTAAATTTAGGATCATACAGAAAACTGTACACATCATTAGATTTACCATAAGCACCATTTAATGCAATTTTTAATCCATAGTTTTCAGGAGTTCCTTTTGCATGTTTTTTTCTTTCCTCATAAAGGTTTTTATAAACACCACAAAATTTTAATCCTAAATGCTTTGGATAAAAGTTATTAGATATTGCTAAGTTAGGATAATAACTTTTTACATCAATATCTACAATTATTTCAGTTTCGGAGTTTTCATAAACCCCAGGTTTTATACAACCATGTATACCCTACCACACTTAGTCACCTAAGCTTATTTAACAAAATTATAATGCATAAACGTTTGTTTATCTGTAGACTCACGACCATGTGCTAAGTTTTGGATAATATCAATTGTTTTAAAACCAGCATCTTCAAAAGGTCTAATATATTTATTTGATGTACCATTAGAAGTAATTAGTTTACCATAGTTATGCTCACCAGGTTTTTCTAGCTCAACTATAACCATTTTTAAAAGTTTAGTAAAGTCATTGTTTTCTATTTTATCATCTTTAGCATATCCATAACCCATTCCTGTATAATTATACAAAACACCAATATTACATCCTGATTGAAAATCACTAATACATATTGAACAATTTTTATAATTAAATCTACCATACATTGTCCAATTATGAAAACCTCTTGTTTCAGAATATTTAGGAGGTGTTTCAGGATCTATAAAGTCAGTATATTTTAATTTACTTGTTTCTTTACTATCACAGACTTCTTTTTTTACTTCTAAAGGTATTTCTTCACATGCTTTATTTTCTTTTATCATATTATTTTGTTAAATAGTTGTAGTCTGGACTGTCTCATCAACCTATTTACATCTACATACAGAGTCTTGTTTATAGTTATCACAACCATTAAAACCTTTTCTACATGTATTTATTTTAGGCTGCTCGTTGTCAGTCTCTACGCCGTTTTGTAATTCTATACTATATTGTATTCTAGCAAGATTTTCACATTCTGTATAAGTAAAAATTTTACTATTTTGATGTAAAGTTCTAGCTGCTATTAATATAACATTATCAATTGACGGCACGGGATTGTCTTTTTCAACTATATACCCACAATGTTTTCTAGCATTACGATAATCAAACTTAACTATCCATCCATCTATTAAGGCTTTCCATAAGTCTCTAGATTCTACTATTTTTTGTTGTTTCATATTTAATTAATTAAGAGTTTCCCCGTTAGCATATATACCATTATTTTTGATGTATACATACCCCTTACGGATTCCGAGTTGTTCAATGCACATTACTGTACAAGGGGGCAGTTTTTTAAATACCAAGATAGTTATTTTCATATGAATCTTCACAAACTTCACAAAAAGCTTCGCCTGGTAAAAGATAATTACGACGACATCCTGTGCACATGGAAGAACTATTATCTATCCATTTAGGTTTAGTAAAATCATTTACGTAACCTATTTTATTTTTTGGTATTTTACTTTGTAAGTCTTTTATCTTACTTTCTATAACATTTTTGATTTCAGATTTAATAAACTTGCTGGAAAGTTTATGTTCCAGCAAGTTTATTTCTTTTTTTAAAATGTCTGTACTTTTCATATTAATTTCTTAATGAAGCACCTAACACAACCCACAAAGTAATCTCATTTTTTGAGCTAGGATTGTGAGAAGTCATTTTTCTTGTAGTTAAATGATCTAATGCATTTTCAACATAAGAATAATTAGTTGAATTAGTATTAGTACTCAATAACCTAAAAGCACAAGAGTCTTCTTGCTCATGAAGTACTAATACTTCTTTTACAATATATGCAATTACTTCATTTCGAAGATTATCTCTTTCTGGTAAAACTTTTATTAAATCATCAATTAGTCCTGAAATATTATATGTTTGATGAACACCACAGCTCATTTCTGTGTCTTCAGATAAAGTAATATTTTCTACTGATACTTCTTCACCATCAACTACAAAAATAATTTGATCTGATATAGAAATAGTTTCAATAATATTATTTGATGTACTTTCATCAGGTACAATAACCTCTTCTTCAAATAAAAGTTTACTATACTTTTGTGTTTTACCATTATCATTAATGATGGTAAAACGACTATTATTTTCTTCTAAAACCTCATAAGGCTTATCTACTGTTAAAGAAAATTTCTTCTTGTCTTTACAAATTACATTCATGCTTGTATTTTTATTTGTTTTTTAATATACCTTTTATTCAAAGGATCTAATATTTTACCTAATTTAGTGAATTTACCTAAATCGTACAAGTTAGTTCTTTCTTCAATAGAAATTAAATTTAGAAAAGGTGCTTGTAAATTATCATAATGTTTAAAAAATTCTTTATAACATTCCCATTCTTTTTTTGTATTTATTGCAAATTTATAATAACTATTATAAAGCATCCCATTTCCAGATACTGTTTTTTCTTTGAACTTAGAATCATTAAAGTAATCTATAAAAAACTCTTCTGTAATTAAGAAAGGTGCTATGTTTTTATAATTATATCCACCAAGTTGTGCCATGCCATAACTAGGATAAGAGTTTATAAATCCTCCATTTAATGAGTAGTCAGGCATTTTTTTACATTGCATTATTAAATATGCGCAAAACAACAAAGACCAGTTTGGTTTTTTGTGTTTTAACTCGTATATTCTTATAGTACAATCTGTTTCATCTTTAAATTCATCTCTAAGATATCTAAAATAGAGTTGATACATTCCTTTTTTATCACCAAAGATTATTTTAAAATTTTCATTTTCTTCTACTACATTAGCCTTAAATAAATCCTTAGCTATTTTTAATGAGTATCCTATTTTTGAATAAGTTTTTGGTATTGTTATAATAAAATCATGTTTATCTCCTCCTCTATTCATAAAATTATCTCCACATCTATTTTCTGTTAAATTATATGTAGAATTAGAATTATTTATTATGTTCATATCTAATTAAGTTTACCCGTTCCAAAATCGTATTTAAAACCTTTATAAATGACACTATCTTTAATAGAGCCTTTTGTTTCTGAAATAATTGTATTTTTTAATTTATTCAATAATGTACTAAACTCTTCACTTGCGTATTTAACATATGGAAGAATACAGTCATTAAAATTTATAGTATCTCTATGTGTTCTTAGCTGTTTAAGATCATACATAGAAACATTTAATGCTTTAGACATAGAAGAAGCAAATATATCTTCTCCCATTCCCGCATCAGATTTGTTAATAACATCAATATTATACGTTTCACTTATATCTTCTCTTAACTTTATAATTTGTTTAGATTCGATAAAAAATTGATACGTTGAATCAACATCATTTTTATTGTATTTTAGTATTTCTGGAATTTGTTCTTCTTTAATAAAACTTGTATAATGTAATGGCAAGTCTTGTACTTTTTTCCATCTCATAGCAACTTGTAGTTTTTTCAAACTAGTCATTCTTGCTTTATTATTAAAGTGCCAAATTCTAAACAAATCAACTTGTTTAATAAGAACGTTTTTCATTTTAATTGCTGGAAATAGTTCTTTTATTATACGTTGTGATTCTCTGTACAGTTCCTCAACTGAACAATGTTTATGAGTTAGTAAATAATGCAGTAAAGGGTAATCATAATTAATATTATTAAACCCTATTAATACATCACATGATTCTAAAAATTTGATATACTCTTTAATATCATTTCTAGATTTGTGTATTACAAACTCTCTGTATTCACCTGTATTTATATTATAAAATATACCAGAGTGAAAATTTGGAAATTGTTCTAAATCATATACCCATGCATTATCTTTAAATAATGACATGTTTTATATGTTTAAATTTAAAAGTTAGGAAAAACATTTCCATTGGGGTTTTCTATTGGTATACCTTGCATTGCTTCTACAGCGTGTGGCTCGTTACCAATAAAATCTATTCCACCAACTTTATGCCCTAGGGATACTCCTTGGTTTTCTTTTGATTTTATTTTATAAATTTTATAAAATAATTCTTTTTTATTACTTTTATTTAGAGAATTTATAATAATAGATAATGCAGACTCTTTAAGGTCTAATTCTCTTTTTTCTTTTTTTATTATTACATCTAAATCTTGTAATAGTTTTATTTCTTTTTCCATTTAATAAAAAATTAGGGGTAGTAACCAGACTCGAACTGGTAACCATTTTATAAAAATGTATTTTTACCTGTACCAGAATATTGATTTTTATTTCTTTGTAAACTACTAACTTTACTTACTAAGCTATTTTTCTTAAATACTACATACCGTGACCGATTCAATATAAAATTAATAAAATAAAATTAACTTTAAAATTTACTAGTGGCTCGTAAGTAATTATATCTTAAAAAGAATAATATTTTTCACGTAAAGTTACTTGTAATATAATATATATTGCAACAAAATGTTACTTTATATCCCGAATTTATAATCATTATAATATAGTAATTAAATTATACTACCCATTTAATGTTATCTAATGTTTAGAAAAGAAAAAAATCTTCTTTTCTTTTTTT